CCTTTTTCGAGGTTTCCTTCGACCAGGTCGACCCGCCCGAGGAATGGGTCGAGAAATACGGAGAAAAGGCGGCCAGACAGCGCCTTGCCGTCGCCAAAGCGGGCTGGATGCCGGTAAACCAAGCGCCGAGCGCGATAAAGCTTGCGGCTATGGTCAGAACGAGCATTTCGCGCGCCTATGGCCACCAGACGGGTCGCGGGCAGCTGAATCAGATCAACGTGAAGATCGCGCTGCCGGCGCCGACGAGCCAGGAGCACCCAGGCACGGAAGTCTATGATGTTATTGACATTGACCAGTGAGAGGGGAGCATATGACTGAGTTTTGGGGACAGGCCGGGAAAGACCTGGCCTTGGCAATCAAGGAACAGGCAAGGGAGACTCTGATGGGACCGATTGAGAGCATTTTGAGAGAGAGCGGCCGCGACATGGCGCACCACTACCGGGTCTTCGAGGCAATGCCCTTGGCGGTAAGAGAGGTCGTGTGGGAAGCGGCGAGGGACATGAAGCTTCCCTTCAACTACTGGTCGAAGGTGTCCACGAATGAGGAAGTGTTGAGCGCGGCAATCGAGGCCGCTGATAGGCTGGGGCTATAATGGGCCCAATTGAGGAGGAACTCCGTGCCAAGGCAGATATCATCTGCTCGAGCTGGCCGACGTTCGAGCGCATGAGTACCGGGTCCAAGAAGGTCTGCTGGGACGCAGCGAGAAGTCTGAAGAGACACTTCAGCTTCTTTTCTCACCGCCGGGATCGGGCTGAAGTGTTGAGCGAGGCAATCGAGGCCGCTGATAGGCTGGGGCTATGAATCTCGTCGTCGGACAGTCCATGCTGCGCGTGGACGACGGAATGCGCGGACTAGTCGTCGTGACCGAAGGCGACATTCCGCGCATTGCCTACGTGGACCGGGGCGAGCAGCGCTTTGCGGGCAAGGGGGAGAAGTGGGAGCCAGCGAGAGAGCAGCCGAGGAATATGCGACGAGAGGAAATGCTAGAGGTGGCGCGCTGCGCGGACTCCTGTCTCAGGAGCTTCGACCTGCACGAGCCGTTCAAGTTCTGGGAGGCCTACAGCGCCAGGCCTTCGCATGATCAGGACCTGGTGGAACTGATCGTTCACTACCTGGAGCAGAGGAAGTAATGCGAACGCTAGAGGAAATCTTGCAGGACTTCAGGGACACAGCGGACCTCTTCGGCGGCGCTGCCAAGAGGAAGGGAGCCACTGCTGAGGCCGTAGCCAGATACAAGGGGGCACGTGAGGCATGGTCCGCTGCGGCTTCAGTGATAGCCCACTACCTGGAGCAGAGGAAGTGACCCGGGAGCGCGACCTCATCGGGGCCCATGGCGTCACGTTTGCCGGTTGCCAGTGCAGGGAGCCAGGGGAGGAAACAGGCAAGCTGATGGATGAGCGCCTTTGGATGAAGCAGCGGTAATGTTAGAGCTTCAGCGCTGGCTCGACGCGGCCCCAACGATCAGGACAGCTGTCGTCTCGTTCGACGGGTGGAAGTGGCACGCGACGGTGGGCATAAAGTTGATGGACGGCACGGAGAAGTGCGGCGACGGGGAAGGCGACTCGCTGACGTTCGCGGTAGTGGCAGCGATATTGGACCAGCGGAAGGAGTGAGTTGAACTTCGACCGCTCTCTTTACGAGCCGAGCCCCTGGGCGGTCCGATATCACGAGGCCACGGCGGACGAAGTTCTTGGCGGCGGCTCTGCGGGGCCAGGCAAGAGCCTAACCGCGCTGTGGGACCCGATCGTCAGCCAGGCGGTCATCGAGCACTCCAGAATGGTAGGCAAGGCCCCAGAGGGATATCCGGAGTGGGTCCAGGAGCTCTGTCTAATGTACCCAATACGGCAGCACGAGTCGGAGGGCCACGCTCTCCACATGCGGCGTTCTATGCCGCAGCTGCAGGAGACGATCGATCGCTCGCTGCGCATGTTCCCGAAGTTCGACCCTGGGGCGGTGTACTCGAGGGAGCGGCACTCGTGGGAGTTCTCCAGTGGGTACAAGTTCACCTTCGGTCACTGCCGGGAGAGCAACAGCCATGAGGACTACCTTTCCAAGCAGTACACGCACTTCTGCCCAGACGAGGCCTACCAGTTCGAGGAGAAGCAGTTCGAGGAGCTGGACGGTCGCGTGCGCTCCGCCGATCCGGTTCTAGGGAAACTTCTGCGGACCCGGCTGATGAGCAACCCTGCGCCGGGTTGGCTCAAGGGGCGCTTCGTGACGCCTCACCCTGGCGGCAACAAGGTGCTGCGCGTGAAGGTGCATGACCCGGTCACGGGGGAACTCCACTACAAGACGCGGCTGTTCCTGCCGGCGACGCTCGACGACAACCCGGACAAGGCCTTCGTCAAACAGTACAAGATCAAGCTGCTGTCCAAGCCATCCCACATGCGGGCCCGGTACCTCTACGGCGACTGGGACTCGATGGAGGGCGGGTACTTCGAGGACGACTACAACCCAGCTGTCCACGCCATTGACGCCTTCAAGATTCCTCGGGAATGGCCGAAGTTCCGGTCCATGGACTGGGGCTTCAAGGCCCCAGGCACGATCGATTACTACGCCATGGACCCGGACGACAATCTCTATCAATTCTACGAGTTTAACTTCCGCCTGATGAAAGACGAGGAGGTCGCGAGGCGCCTCATCGAGATCGAGAAGGAGTTCGGCTTCTGGAACAAGATCGAGAAGAAGAGCCGCCTGACTGGCGTCGCCGACACTCAGCTCTGGGAAGAACGTGGGGACAGTGGTAAGAGCAAAGCTGCCGTGTTCGCAGCCCTGGGCATCTACTGGAAACCCGCAGACAAAGCGAGTATCTGCCGCAACGCAGAGCGCGTAACGGCACGCCTGCGTGACTATGACCAGGACAGGCCGCCGGGGTTGATGATCTTCAAGAACTGCAGGAAGACGCTAGAGATGCTCGCCGGCATCGGCGTGGACGATAATGACTCGACCATTCCAGACAAGAAGAGCCCGCTCAAGCACTGGTTCGATCAGTTGGGCTATGCCTGCGCGCACGCGAGCCGCGGGAGAGGCAGCATCGTGATGGACATGCACGAGTTCGACAAGAGGGACAGGTACGACGATGAGAGTGATCGAGGGGAGAGGGTTTCGGGGTTTTCTTCAACTGGAACTGGTTACGGAGTTTGAGATGTCACTAGGCGAGAAGTTCATCGGTGGTGGTCTGGCGCGCGCTTACAAGGCGGCTTTGGACAAATACGAGGACGAGCGCGAAGCCAAGCTAACTCCAGAGGAGCGCCAGGCCGAGTTGGACGAGTCGGCGAACCGCCGATGGATTAAGAGGCTGGCCGAGAAGCAGCTGTCCTCAGACGACCCCGGGTATCGCGAAGCGCTCGACGAAACGGTCAGGTCACTTACAAACGGCGAGTGGCGCCTAGCGCCAGCTCCGCTCGCCGTCTGCGAATGCGGCGTCGGCATCACTGGCGGACTACACTCGGACTGGTGCCCTTTGAAGGGATGCGATGGCTGAGTACGACACCAAAGAAGAAGACGTCTTCACACTCGGCCAAGAGACTCAGGTAGAGGAGAAGTTCACCTACGAAGAAGACGAGCCCAACCTCGTCACGGCGTTCAAGAAGCACCCAGAAGGACGGGCTGCACTGAAGCGCCTGTCGACCTTGGCGCTCCAGAACTTCAAGGACAGCTGGGACGCATGCGAGAACATGCGCAAGACGCAGGCTGACATCTGGAAGTACTTCTCAGGGAACCTCGACGACAAGGGCCCGCAGTTCGAAGGGCTCAGCAACGCGCATGTACCTCTGCTTATGGAGAACACCGTGCGTATGTGGGCCAGGCAATGTTATGAACTGTTCGGGAACTGGACCAACGTGTTTGGGGTTACTCCCATCGGACCGGATGATGAGCACATCGCCAAACTTCTCACGTTGCACGGGAACTGGCAGATCCGAAAGCGTATCAAGGACTTCAAGCGTCAGATCGGTCATCGCGGCCTAATCATCTTCGATCTGTTTGGAGACGTCACCTGTCACTCCTACTGGGATCACAACTTCAAGAGCAACCGTCACGAGATTCTGACGGCCAATGAGTTCGTGTGCGCCAACACGCACGTCTCAACGATGCCCGACTACTCTGACGTGTCGTGGGTGGCAAAGCTCATATACATGGATGCCCACGAGCTGCGTAAGATGGACGGAGCTTGGGAGGACGTTTCTTACGCGCTCAAACGTGTCCCCCCGGATTGGGACGACTCCGAGATATCGCAAGAGCTCCGGGCCGAGGTGGATAAGAGCGTCGGCGTTGATTCCTCCGTGTTCCAAAAAGGCCAGTACCGCATCATCCAATACGAGGGATGGCTGAACCTGCCTGGACAGAAGCGTGACCGGTACTGTCAGATCATCATCGATCACTCGGCCAACTGCGTGCTGTCTCTGGGTGTTCATGAGCGCATCGACCCATACGACAAGAGACGCTTCGAGTTCCAGATGAAACAGCTGGAGCAGTACACGACCGGCATGAACGAGGTCCAGATGTTCATGCAGGAGCAGCAGGAGACGAAGCTTTCAGCGCTGAGCCTGATTCAGGGCTTGGACCCTGCCGGAGAAGGACCCGGGCAGGCCGTGGCGATGGCGCGCGCAGTAGAGGAACTCCCACCTCCTCCCGAGCCTCCCATGCCCGACTGGATGCGTGGCGACCCGAATGCGCAACCCGAGCCACCGTTGACCAGGCCCATCCGCATGTTCGCGCACGGTGTCAACATCGAGCCGATTCAGGGCATCATTGGCCTCGGCACAGGCAGCATCCACCTGGCCCAGAACAAGAACGCAAACGCAGCCCTGCAGCTGTTCTTCGACCAGGCTGCTCTCGGCAATATGAAGAACTACCTGACGGGCGGGGACGTGCGCTTCCCCGGCGGCAGCAAGCTCCAGGTTGGCCTCGGGAAGATTCACAAGGTCGAGGGCAGCGTGGATCTCTCGAAGGAGGTCCTGCCTCTCGACTTCGGCCCGGCAAACCCGCAGCTGCTGCAGCTGGTGGAGAACTTCATCAAGTACGGCAACACCGTCTCGAACACCCCCGAGGTGCTGAGTGGCGAATCCGGCAAGTCTGGTGAGACAGCGCAAGGCCTGTCGGCGCGC